AGCCACTGGCGTTACGATAAACAAGACGGCGGGGACTATCACAACAGCCAACGCACAAATGGCTCCCAGTGCTAAAGTTGCGTTTATTGTGGCCAACAGCCAAGTGTCTGCGCTAGACACAGTTATTGTGAACATTGCCTCGGGCGCTACGGCCACCTTTGCGTACCTTATTGCCGTGGTGACAGTAACCGATGGTGCGTTTACAATCAATTTAGACAACGTATCAAGCAATGCATACACAGATACGCTTAAAATCAATTTTGCGATTCTTCATGTTTTGCCTGCATAAAGGATAATCATGCCTCTTGTTAAGTCGAAAACACCAGAAGCCTTCCGTAAGAACGTGAAGGCTGAAGTCGCTGCTGGCAAGCCAGTCAAGCAAGCCGTGGCGATTGCTTACAGCGTCAAACGCGCAGCACCACCAATGAAGAAGAAATAATGGCTGACTACACAGGCATCGCCGCTGCGGGGGCTGTCGCTAACGGCGGCTCAACCAAAGACAAAAGCAACTCCGACATTTTGGCAACTGCCAGAAGCCGTATGGAAATGGCTATTTCGGCGTTATCTGAAAGTCGTGAAGACGAGATTGACGATCTGAAATTCTATGCTGGCTCACCGGATAACCATTGGCAATGGCCAGCAGATGTGCTTGCAACCCGTGGGGCGGTGCAGGGACAGACGATCAACGCACGCCCGTGCTTGACGATCAACAAGTTGCCCCAGCACGTTAGGCAGGTGACCAATGACCAACGCCAAAACAGGCCAAGTGGCAAAGTTATTCCAGCCGATGATAAAGGGGACGTTGAAGTCGCCGAAATCTTCAACGGCATCGTGCGGCACATCGAGTACATCAGCGATGCGGATGTGGCTTACGACACCGCCTGCGAAAATCAGGTGTCTTACGGCGAAGGCTACATCAGGGTCTTGACCGAATACTGCGATGCAAATACGTTTGACCAAGACATCAAGATTGGCCGTGTACGCAACTCATTTAGCGTCTACATGGACCCGATGATCCAAGACCCATGCGGCAGTGATGCACGTTGGTGCTTTATCACTGAGGATGTGGCCAAGAAAGACTACGAGAGGATGTATCCTGACTCGGCCCCGATCACAACCTTGCAATCGCTCGGTGTTGGCGATCAAAATCTGTCGCAGTGGCTCAACGAAGACACCGTGCGGATTGCCGATTACTACTACATCGAGCATGACAAGGCAACGCTGAACCTCTACCCTGGCAACGCCACAGCGTTCAAGGGCACGCCCGAAGATGCACAGTTAACGGCAATCTACGGCAAACCCAGCCGCACCCGTGAGTCTGATCGGGTCAAGGTCAAGTATTGCAAGATCAACGGCTACGAAATCCTTGAAGAGCGTGACTGGGCGGGCAAACACATTCCTGTCGTGCGGGTGGTGGGCAACGAATTTGAAGTTGATGGCCGTTTATATGTCTCGGGCCTTGTGCGTAACGCCAAGGATGCCCAAAGGATGTACAACTACTGGGTGAGTCAAGAAGCTGAGATGCTGGCTTTGGCCCCCAAAGCGCCATTCATTGGCTACGGCGGTCAGTTTGAGGGTTATGAGACACAGTGGAAGACAGCGAACACGACCAACTGGCCGTATTTGGAAGTCAACCCTGATGTGACAGATGGCCAAGGCGCAACGCTGCCCCTACCCCAACGGGCGCAGCCGCCGATGGCCTCTAGCGGTCTATTGCAGGCCAAGTCGGGCGCAGCCGAGGACATCAAGAACACCACAGGCCAGTACAACGCATCTTTGGGCATGGCAAGCAACGAGCGCAGCGGTAAGGCGATCCTTGCACGCCAGCGTGAGTCGGACACCGGCACATACCACTACGTTGACAACTTAGCCCGTGCGGTGCGCTATGTGACCCGCCAACTGGTGGACCTGATTCCCAAGATTTACGATACCCAGCGGATTGCTCGGATCATTGGCGAAGACGGCGAGACTGACATGGCCAAGATTGACCCCATGCAGCAAGAACCCGTCAAGCGGATCGTTGACGAGCAGGGCATCACGATTGACAAGATTTACAACCCAGCAGTAGGCAAGTACGATGTGGTCGTGACCACAGGCCCTGGGTACGCCACCAAGCGGCAAGAGTCGCTGGAAGCGATGGCGCAGCTCCTGCAAGGCAACCCACAGTTGTGGGCTGTTGCCGGTGACTTGTTCATCAAGAACATGGACTGGCCGGGCGCTCAAGAGATGGCCAAGCGCTTTGCCAAGACCATTGATCCTAAGCTCATGGAAGACGGCGACAAGTCGCCAGAGTTGCAGGCCGCAGAGCAGCAGATTCAAGCGATGGGCCAAGAGATGGACCAGATGCATGAGATGATCAAGAATGTCGGCAAGTCGATTGAGGCTCAAGACATGGAGCGCAAAGACTTTGAGGCACAGGTCAAGGCATACGAGGCCGAGACTAAGCGCATTGCGGCTGTGCAGGCATCGATGTCACCAGAGCAAATCCAAGAGATTGTCATGGGCACGGTGCATGGAATGATCACCAGCGGCGATCTGGTGGGCGAGATGCCAGGCCGTGAGCAAAATGAGATGATGCCTGAAAGCGCCGAATACGCACCGCAACAAGGAATGCCACAATGAAATGCAATGATTTTGTAGGGATGCTGTTTTTGGCTCGGGATGTTGCACATTCCGTGCATCTGAACACCCGCAGCTTTAGTAAGCACATGGCGCTCAATACCTTCTACGATGAGATTATTGACCTTGCTGATGCGTTTGCCGAAGCCTACCAAGGCAGGCATGGCCTGATCGGGCCAATCAGCCTGATGAGCGCTAAGAAAACGACCAACATCATCGAGTTTCTGACAGACCAGCTTGCAGAGATCGAAGCTGGGCGCTATGAGGTTTGCGAAAAAACCGACACTTCATTGCAACAACTGATAGATAATATCGTTGAGCTTTATCTTTCGACCCTGTATAAGTTGCGCTTCTTGGCGTAAGGAGAACCTTGTGGAATTATTGAACCCTCTGGCCGATGGCCCATTCCCCGGCAAAGTCATTACTTACACCGGCACTGCTGGCGTGACTGGCACTTGGCCTGCTGGCCCTCAAGGTGTTGTGGTCTGGTCCGATCAGGCGTGCTACATTTTGGTGGGTGAGGGCGTAACAGCCACCACCAGCAGCACCCCTATCCCTCCTTTCACCCCAGTGCCTTTCAAAGTGCCCCAGGGCACAGGTGCAGTGTGGCGTGTCAGTGCAATTAGAGTATCTACAGATGGTACGATCTATTGCAAACCGATTAACATCCAATGAGCTTTGGCATTGCAGTCCGAAACGGCATAGCCATCGGGCTAGGCAGCGTGATCTCGTTTCTATCGGGATATGCGGATGCGACTGTGCAAAGTAACCTTTTGACCGAAGACAGCGACAATTTGGTTCAAGAGGATGGCGGCTTGATCTTGCTGGAGTGATATGAGCGTCAATCTTTCCCTTCTTGGCGGCGCAGGCTGGCAGTTCTTTACTGACAACGGGACTCCTTTGGCTGGGGGTCTGCTGTACACCTACCTTGCGGGGACATCGACTGCTGCGACCACCTATACGACAAGCGCAGGCAACGTCCCCAATTCCAATCCGATTGTTTTAAATTCTGCTGGCCGAGTGCAAACCGAAATTTGGTTAACCCAAGGCGTGAGCTACAAGTTTGTCTTGAAGACCTCTGCGTTTATCACCATTGGCACTTACGACAACATAGATGGAGCCGCTGATCCAGCACCTTTTTATGCGTTTGAAGCCGCACTAGCGTCCTCCTCTGGCTCGTCCTTGGTGGGCTTTATCCAGTCAGGCTCTGGAGCAGTCGCCACAACAGTCCAAGCTAAGTTGCGTGAGAGTGTGAGTGTGATGGACTTTGGTGCTGTTGGTGATGGTGTAACCGATGACACTGCGGCTGTTCAAGCGGCTGTAAACACTGGTGGGGCTGTTTATTTCCCCGCTGGTACATACATGGTCACGCACGTTGATCTAAATAGTAACAACGAAATTTTTGGCGAAGGTTTTTCAACAATAATTCAACAAATAACTGGCACTTTGCCCCGCCCAAGTCGTGCGGGAGGAATCCCAACAGACGGAATGTTTACCATCAACTATGCGTTAAACCAAATTCCTACTGTCAACGTTGTGATTCGTGACATGAAAATGATCATGCCTCCAAATGCAACAGTAACTGTTGATGAAGGCAATCACATCATTTGCGCTGGTCATTGCGAAAACATAATTATTGACAATATTTTCTTCTATGGTTGGCAAGGCGATGCCATCACGATGGGCTTTCAAATTACGGGTGGTGCGCCAGCTAACTTAACTGCTGCGTATGTCAGCATTACAAATTGCAGATTTGATGGCATTAACAACATAAACAGACAAGGTATATCTTTGGGTTCTGTGATAAATGTTTACATCAATGCCAATACTTTTTTCCAAACAACATCTGCTGTGCAACCTGGCGCAATTGATTTAGAACCTGAACTTGTCAATGCGTATGCGTTGAACGTAATGATTTCTAATAATTACTTTGTCAACATTGGCCCAAGTGGTAACAGACGAAGTGCAGTGCGTGTTGATTTAGGTAATTTAACAGATGATACATACGCTGACCAAAGGGGAAACATTTTTATTCAAAATAACTACATGTTGAATACTCAAGGTGTTTTGATAGCTGGTGCGCCAATAGCAAACATAACTTTGCAAGATAACAAGTTCAATAACAATTTTGCTAACAATGTGTTTTTAGAGGTAAGTAATTTAACAATATCAAACAATGAATATAACAACTGCCCAGCCCTTGCATTTGGAAGTGCGGGAACTTTAGGCTGTACCAATGTCACGTTAACAGATAACACATTTAACACTTGCGGTGATCAAGGTGCAGCAGTGCAAATTGATACTGTCAACACTATGGATGTTTCTGGAAACTTCTTCACTGATTGCGGTGTTGCGGGGTCAGGAATTGTTATTCAATTGGCAGGCGGTGGCGTCACATCCGCTGTAAACATACATGACAACAGTTTTAGAACACCGACAGCCATCAGTCTAATTGCTGTTGCTGGCGGTGGAACGCAAAGTGCCGTTTCTCAGTTATATGGAAATATGTTAAGAGATGGCATCACTTTACAAACAGGTTGGAGTGGCTCACCTGTTGGCATCACAGGAACAATGACTACAGCATCTTTAGTCGGTAAAACATTGACGTTTACCAATGGCGTTATAACTGGTTTTGCCTAATTTAAAAGGAATACATCATGGCAGATAAAAAAATCTCCGCACTTACGGCATCAACTACCCCATTAGCGGGTACTGAGGTTCTGCCAATTGTTCAAAGTGGTGCAACTGTCAAAGTTGCCGTTTCTAATTTGACATCTGGTAGAACTGTTGAGGCATCTGCTTTTAATACTGAAACAGCCGCTGCACAACTGACAATGAGTGGCAATGCAATTACTGCATCAGGGACAGATGCCGTTGTCGACATTCTTTTAAAGCCTCAGAGTAATGGTGTTACATCTGTAGGCATTGGCGAAGCACAAGCGGGTAGAAATGTTAATTTGAAATTAAATGGCGTTGTCAACAAAGCGCAGCTAATTAGTTTTCAAAATTCAGGCGTAAATCAATGGTTGATGGGTGCAGGGGCCGCAAGTGAAACCTCAGCGTTTGAATTGTTTAATGCTGTAACTGGCGACATGGCTATTTCAGTAAACAAAACAAATGCCAATGTTAGTTTAGTAAGCAACTTAGTCATCGGCACATCTGGCAAAGGCATCGACTTTTCTGCCACTGCTGGCACAGGCACAAGCGAGTTGTTGTCTGACTATGAAGAAGGTACTTGGACACCAGTTGATGCAAGCGGTGCAAGCCTTACATTTAGTTCATTTGCTGGGTCATATATAAAAACTGGGCGAACAGTTGTAGCTGCTTTTCAAGTTTCTTATCCTGCCACTGCTGATGTATCTGCCGCAAAAATTGGAGGACTTCCATTTAATGCCGCAGGGATTACACCAGTAGGCGCAGTTTCCATAGCATTTAGTCAATTCGCCACTCCTTATTACGGTGCAACACAAGCATCTGCTGCTACGTTTACTTTTTATACGTTTGGTGGCAGCACTATTACAAACGTTAGTTTTTCAAATTTGACGATGTATGGCGTAGTAACTTACATTTCAACTTAGGATTAAAAATGGCTCTCACAAAAGCATCTTATTCGATGATTACAGGAGCGCCAGTCAACGTGCTGGACTATGGTGTTATTGCTGACGGAACAACAAACAATTCTGCTGCGTTGGCTTTGGCATTGGCGGCTGTTCCCGCAAACGGCACGCTTTATTTTCCTGCTGGTGTTTATTGTGGGTACTTGTTGGTTTATCGTAGCAACATCACCATCATGGGTGATGGCAGTGCCTCGACAACGCTTAAATTACCCAACAACTGCCCCGCCATTACAGTCCCGCATGACGGAGTGCCTAACCCAATCACAGGCCTGCCAAACGTCATTGAAATTGGTGAGTGCGCTCTTGGAAATATAGCCAATACATACAGCCGTATAAATGTCATCGGCTTGACCCTTGATGGGAACTACACAAACAACACCGCACCGACAACTGACTTGTTTGGTCACGGCATGATTCTGACCAAAGCCTCAAATTGTTTTATTGACGATGTGGTAGCTAAAAACTGTCACCTAACTGGTATTGATAACGTCATCAATTCCAACTACAACACGATTCGGGCAACGGTAATGGACTGTGGCAATGCGCCACTTATATACCCAAACTTTGATATTAATTCATCCAAGTATTCTAACTTTGACATTATTTCTGAGGGCGGCGCATACAGTGGTCGGATGCTAGACAACTGCTGGAACAACACGCTTACACTTCGCGGCTCAAACCCGCTTTACACGGGCCTTGTGTATAACAATCAATCTGTAAATGTGTCGTACAACAACATTATCAATGTTGCAATTTACGATGGATGCACACTTGGTCAAGGCATAAGTATTGGCGCTAATTGCACAAACTCGATAATAAATGCGTCAGTCTTTAGTGCGGCGGGTGTTGGTGTACTGGTTGGAGGTGGAGCAGCTACCCCTGCCTCTGGAAACATATTTAATATCAGCACTCAAGAATGCGGCACTTCGGGTGTTAATGTAGATACCTACGCCACGTTCAACAAATTTAACATTGTCTCCAATAAAGACGGTAGAACAGGCGCTGCTGGTGATAACTTTGCAGTGGATGTCCTTGGCGATTACAACCAGTTCACAGTTGTAATTAAAGAGGGTTCTGTACCACAGACTAGGGGCTTTGTATTCCGTGCTGGCGCAAGTAATAACACAATTGTTGATTTACTGTTTGACCCAAACCTAGTCGAGGCGGTCAACGATTTAGGTAGCGGCAACTCAATAAATTATCAATCTGGCGTTAGTACGGCAGTTGCATCAAGTAACGCAATATCCTTGCCTTTTGCTGGCTCACTAATCCCAATCACAGGAACAACTGGAATTACTACCATTGGGGCAACTACTGTAAACGCAGGTCGCTTAGTAACACTACAGTTTGCAGCATCAGTTGCTGTTGGTGCAAGTGGCAACATTAAGTTGGCGGGTGGAGTTACATTTAATGCCACAGCAACCGACACGCTCACTTTAATTAGTGATGGTACAAACTGGAATGAAGTAGCACGCACTGTAATTTAAACCGTACCAGTTCGGATAACTGGAAACCTTAATGTGTAGCAATATAGCTACTCTGGAAACAAGGAAATGATATGTTGGAAAAAGTTATCTCTGTCGATCTGATTGAAGTCATTGAAAACGGCTCACTTCAAGTTCGCACCAAGACCGCTATCAAAGAAGATGGCAAAGAAATCAGTAGCAAGTTCCACCGCCACGTTGTTGCCCCAGGTGCAGACGTAAGTGGTGAAGATGCCAAAGTGCAAGCCATTGCCGCATCTATCCACACTGCTGAAGTTGTTGCTGCTTACGTTGCTGCTCAAAATGAACGCAATACTCCAACGCTTTAAAAGCAAAACCTACTGGGTTGCGATAGTAGGTGCTTTGCTGACCGTGATTGAGGCCAACAGCGGCTTTATCGGTCAATTCCTGCCTGCCGAGTACCGAGCTTACATCGTGATGCTGTGGCCCGTTCTGATGCTAGTATTGCGTGAAATAACCACAACCGCATTGGCTGCAAAATGATCGTTGCCCTTTCCTCTTTCGCAGGTGTTGGCTGGCAGTTGCTAGACAACAACGCCGTGCCTTTGGCCGGCGGGAAAATCTACACCTATGAGGCTGGAACGACTACGCCTGCCCTGACTTACACCACAAACGCAGGCAGCATCTACCACACCAACCCAATCATCTTGGACTCAGCAGGCCGAGTGCCTGGGGGCCAAGTTTGGGTGGAGCAAGACAAAACCTACAAGTTTCTTTTGACAACCTCTGCCGATGTCAGCATAGCCACTTACGACAACATTCCCAGCACAGGCAGCGTTACTTGGTCGGTAGAAAACTTTACAGGTGACGGCTCGACAGCGGTTTTTACCCTAACGGGTACGCCTATCACCGAAAACAACACTTGGGTCTACATCAATGGTGTCTACCAAAACAAGAATACTTACTCAATCAGCGGCACAAGTTTAATCTTTTCTGAGGCTCCTCCAACAACATCCTTGATTGAAGTGACCTATTTCTGATATATTAACTGTACTGGCCCAATGACCAGGGAATCTTTATAGGTTCAAAATGACTGAAGAAGTACTAGCGGAATCACTACCCGTGCCAGATCAAGTTGCAACGGCTGCGCCTGAGACTGAAGTTCAAACGCCGGAAGTGCCAGTAGAAGCGACCAAAACCTTCTCACAAGAAGACTTGGATGCAGCCATTGGTAAGCGCCTCGCAAGAGAGCAGCGAAAGTGGGAAAGAGAATCAGCGGCAAAAGCGGCAGAAATGCAAACGCTACGAGCAGCACCGGCCCAACAGCCGGATCAGTTTGAGTCAACTGAAGCCTATGCAGACGCATTGGCCTACCAGAAGGCAGAACAACTGATTGCCCAGCGTGAAGCAGCCAAGCAGCAGAGTCAGGTTCTTGAAAGTTATCACGAGCGTGAAGAGGAAGCGCGGAGCAAGTACGAGGACTTTGAACAAGTTGCGTACAACCCCAAACTCCCCATTACAAACGTGATGGCAGAAACGATCCAATCCTCGGACATTGGGCCAGAGTTAGCTTACTTTCTCGGCACAAACCCAAAGGAAGCAGACCGTATCTCACGGATGTCGCCCCTGAGTCAGGCCAAAGAGATCGGAAGGATTGAGGCTAAATTAGCATCAGACCCACCGACAAAGAGAACTACATCAGCGCCAGCGCCGATTTCTCCTGTCACAGCTAGGTCCACTGGATCACCGGCCCATGACACGACTGACCCACGGTCTATCAAGACCATGACCACCAGTCAGTGGATTGAAGCCGATAGAGCAAGGCAGATGAAAGCGTTGCAGGCACGAGCTATCCGCTAACTCTCTTGAAATTAGGTATAATGATTACCTAAAATCAAGGGCATCGAAATGGGGAGTGACAATTTAAGTTTGACGGTTGAAGAACTGAAGCGGCAACGTAACAGAGAAGCATCTGCCAGATATAGAGAACGAAATCGGAAAAAGTTCAATCAACGTATGCGGGATTGGCGTGAAGCAAATCGGGAAAAAGACCGAAAACATAAACGCGAATACCGTAACCGGAAGATTGCAAATGGAACACCAGAAGAAGTTGCCGCATTGCGTGCTTCTGAATCTGCTAAAACCAAGCGTAATCAAGACCGGTGCAGAGATCAAGTTTTTAACGCCTACGGGGGTTACAAATGTAAATGCTGTAACGAGACTGAGCAAATGTTTCTTTCGATAGATCATATTGACAACAACGGCGCAACAGAAAGAAAATCAGGCTTGTATGGCGGAAGCGGTACGGGTTTCTATTTGTGGCTTCGTAAGAACGGATTTCCTTCGGGGTATCAAGTTCTTTGTATGAACTGTCAAGTAGGGAAACATAAAAACGGTGGCGTTTGTCCTCACCAAACAACTTTGACTTTTAAAGGAATTTATCATGAGTAACTCGATTCTCACCATTGACATGATCACAAGGAAGGCTTTAGAAATCCTTGAAAACAACCTGGTGATCACCCGTAACGTGAACCGTCAGTACGACGACAGCTTTGCTGTTGAAGGTGCTAAGATTGGTTCGACCCTGCGTATTCGCTTGCCCGACCGTGCCTTGGTAACTGACGGTGCTGCCTTGCAAACGCAAGACGACAACGAACAGTACACAACTTTGACCGTTGCCAGCCAGAAGCACATTGGTGTTAACTTCACCTCTGCTGAACTGACCATGCAATTGGACGACTTTGCTGACCGTGTTCTGAAACCCCGTATTAGCCAATTGGCATCGTCTATCGATGCTGACGTAGCCAATGCGTACAAGAACATTTATGCTTCCGTTGGCACGCCTGGCACTGTGCCTGCGACTTCTTTGGTTCTGTTGCAAGCGCAACAAAAACTGAACGAAAACGCAGCCGTGATGTCTCCCCGCTACGCCACCGTCAACCCAGCCGCTAACGCTGGTTTGGTTGAAGGCATGAAGGGCTTGTTCAATCCTACTGACACTGTTTCCCGCCAATTCAAAAACGGCATGATGGGCACTGGTGTTTTGGGCTTTGATGAAGTCAACATGAGCCAGTCCATCAAGGTTCACACTACCGGCTCCCGTGCTGGTACGATCCTTGTCAATGGCGCTGTCAGCACCCAAGGCCAATCGACTATCACTTTGGACGGCTTTAGCAGCAACACCACAGTGACTGCCGGTGACGTATTCACAATCGCTGGCGTGTACGCAGTTAACCCACAAACTCGTGAGTCAACTGGTTCATTGCAGCAATTCGTTGTGACCGTTGCACAAACCGCTGCCACTGCTGACATGGTGAACATGGCCATCAGCCCTGCGATCTACACCAGCGCAAGCGCCTTGGCTACTGTTGACAGCTTCCCTGCTGACAACGCTGCCGTGACCTTCATTGGTTCTGCATCGACTGCGTACCCACAGAACTTGATCTATCACAAAGATGCGATCACATTTGCTACTGCTGACTTGCTCCTGCCCCAAGGCGTGGACATGGCTGCTCGTGCAAACCACAACGGCATCAGCTTGCGTGTGGTTCGTCAGTACGACATCAACAACGACCGTCTGCCTTGCCGTATTGACGTTTTGTATGGTTTTAGCACCATTCGCCCACAGATGGCTTGCCGTCTTTGGGGCTAAATTGAATGCCCCTTCGGGGGCTTCATTTCACAACATTTTTTAAGGAAATTATCATGGCTCTCCCAAATGGCTCCGGCGGCTATCAAGTCAATAGCGGCAATCTGACTGAAGCGGTATTGAGTGTTCAAACCATTCCAACTACCTTGACTGGTGACACTACGCTGACTGCTGCTCAAGTTGCAGTTGGTTTGGTTGTTTGTACAAAAGCCTCCGATGCTACATTGACTGTTACGTTGCCTACAGCAGCGTTGCTTGATGCGGCTATCCCAAGCGCAAAAGTTGGGTCATCTTTTGATCTGACCATTTGCAACAACAACAACACTGGCTCATCGTCTACTGTGCCTATTACAACTGGTACTGGTATCACGATTTTTAGCTCTGTTACTGTCCCACGTTTCGGTGCGTATACATACCGTTTTGTGAAGACTGGTGACGCTGCTTACTCGGCATTCCTGATGTAACATAAATAGGGGTTTCGGCCCCTATTTTTAAAGGATTACATCATGGCTACAAACACAAAACCGGTAGGCGTTGCTTACTCTGACCCTGCCTTGGACAGCGTTACCGTTAGCGGTACGTCAACTTTGGCAGCGGTAACTGCTACATCCATCACAAACAGTGGCCCAACAACAGGTGCGATTCGTCTGCCTGTTTCGGCTGTTGCTGCGGCGGGTAGCACACAAGGCGATGCGGCTGCGCTGGCTGAAGGTATCAATGTCGTTTCGGCGGCAGACGGTACTAAAGGCGTGATCTTGCCAACGGCTGTTGCTGGTATGGTGATCATTGTTAAAAACACTGCGGCTGGAGCGCTGAAGATTTATCCCGCTACTGGCGGGGCAGTCAACGCTGTTGCGGCTAACGGTGCGTATAGCATTACCAACCTTACTAGCTCAATGCTGGTAGCGTCTTCCACAACTCAGTGGTATTCGGTTCCTTTGGTGGCTAGTTAAACCAAATGGGGGCTAATCACCCCCATCATTGATATGGCTGTTATTTATTTGCGTCACCCAGTTCACGGCTGCAAAGTCGCTTGCGTTGAGGCCGAGGCTGTGTATGATGAGAAGAATGATTGGGTGAGATACACCTTAGACGAGCCGCCTCCACAAGAGGAGATCGTCAACACTTTGGATGTCAAGCGCCGTAGGGGTAGACCCGCACTGGCTGAAATAACTTAGGGGCAATTATGGCGACCACCGCTGGCGATCAAATCAACCGAGCGCTGAGACTGCTTGGCATTCTCGCTGAAGGTGAGACACCCTCCGCATCAATGTCGCAGGATGCGCTGATTGCGCTAAACCAGATGATTGACTCGTGGAACACCGAGCGACTCTCGGTTTTCAACACGCAAGATCAGATATTTACTTGGCCCACCGGCATCATCACCCGCACGCTTGGCCCTACTGGGGACTTTGCGGGTCTGCGGCCTGTGCTGCTAGATGATTCCACCTACTACCGTGACCCCAGCACAAATGTGTCTTTCGGTATCAAGTTTATCAATCAGCAGCAGTACAACGGCATTGCTGTAAAGACCGTGACATCCACATACCCGCAGGTCATGTGGATCAACATGGAATACCCTAACATCACGATGACGATCTACCCCAAGCCTACAAGGGACTTGGAGTGGCATTTTGTCAGCGTTGAAGAGTTAAGCCAACCGGCCACCTTGGTGACGGACTTGACCTTCCCACCTGGCTATCTGCGCGCGTTCGTCTACAACTTGGCGATGGAATTTGCGCCTGAGTTTGGCGTGGAGCCTAGCCCACAGGTCCAGCGCATTGCCATGACTTCTAAGCGTGACATCAAGCGGATTAACAACCCTGACGATGTGATGTCAATGCCATACGCTATCGTGGCGACTCGTCAGCGCTTTAATATTTACGCTGGAAATTATTGATATGACCACCATTGCAATCTCCTCTCTACCTGTAGCCACAAGCATGGCTGGCGCGGATGTGCTGCCAATTGTTCAATCGGGCGTAACCAAGCAACTCTCAAAGACGCTGCTGTTTACAAGCCCCGCAATGGTCACTCCTGCGCTTGGGACTGTGGCC